CCGATCTTCGGGCTGCACACGACGCTGGCGCAGAACCTGAAGATGGGCGCGGTGTTCACCGTGGTGAGCATTGCACGGTCCTTCGCCCTGCGGCGGGTGTTCGAGGCGATCCGGATGCGGAGCGCCAAATGATCGACCGCCGTCCCGGAGGGACGGCGGCCATCAACTTTTCGGGGTCCGGTGCGTCAGGCGGCGGGGAGTCTGTACACGCGCCCGCGCCCCTCGACCTTTTCGGAGGTGACCTCGAGCCCGAACTTCTTCTTCAGCGCGCCGGACATGGCGCCGCGCACCGTGTGCGACTGCCAGCCCGTTTGGGCGACGATCTCGTCGATGGTCGCGCCGCCGTCCGAGCGGAGCATCTCGATCAGCGTCTCCTGCTTGGTACCCTTCCGGTGCCGGATCGGGGCGGTCGGCGTTTCCGCCGGCGGTGTCTCATCCTGCTCGTCCGTGATCCCGAGGGTGCTGTAGGCGAGCGGGGTGGCGCGCAGCGTGATCGGGCCGCGCTCCTCGTCGTGCCGCCAGACCGTGTTGAGATCCTTGGCGGCGATCTCCTCGATCAGGCCCTGCTTCAGGAGGCTCTTGCAGACGTTGCCGACGGCGCCGCCCTTGAGGCTGGCGGTGACGGGAAAGACCGCTCCGTCCTCGCGCGCGCAGGCGGTGGAAAGGATGACGGCTTGGGCGTCTGAAAGCTGGATCTGGGTCATGGGGTCGTCTCCGTATTCGGGCCCGCGTCATGCGGCGCCTTCTACGGCCCCGAGCCGCGCAGGGCGCGCGGCGGGAGTTCCGGCAGTGCCGGAGATCAGCGGGCGTGCTCGCCCTCGCCGAAGGCGCTGTCGGTGATGCGCTTCAGCAGGTTGGCGTAGTGTTCGAGGGTGCCGACAATGGCCCAGCCCGCCTCGTCGGGGTGGCAGTTGAAATGCTCGTCGCTGAGCGCCTGCAGGCGGGAGAGCATCTCGTCGATCTCGGCCTTCTTGCCGATGAAGGCGGCGAGTGCGTTCGCCCGGTTCCTCGAACCGGTGGCGGAACCGGGCTCACCCTTGTTCCGGCGCGCCTTCTCGGCGCGCAACTCGTGGCGGGGGGTGGTGATCGGGTTCAGGCGGGTGGTCATCGGGGTGGCTCCGTGGTGAGTTGCATCGTCCTTCTGAAAGGACGTTCACTCCGGTGGCGCCGCTTATCAACTCGATAAGCGCATGAATCTGAATGATAATCGGAGCCGTCGATGCAGGGCATGAGCGAGCGCCAGTACGCCGCCCATGTCGGGCTGTCGCGGGGCGCGATCCAGAAGGCGAAGGCGGCCGAGCGGCTGGTCCTCTATCCGGACGGCAGCATCAACGCTGCCGCCAGCGACGCCAGACGGGCCGAGACGACGGACCCGTCGAAGACGAGGAAGGCACCAGCGCCGAAGCTGAAGCCCGTCCCCGAGGCGGCGGTGGCGGCGGTCGGCGACACTCTGCGCGAACAGGGGCTGGCGGTCCCCGCCGTCGGGGGCGGCACGACCTTCCTGCAGGCGAAGACCGCGAACGAGGTGCTGAAGGCGCAAGAGCGGCGCATCCGGCTCCAGAAGCTGAAGGGGGAGTTGATCGAGCGGGCCCGCGCGCTGGCGCTGGTGTTCCGGCTGGCGCGGGAGGAACGGGACGCGTGGGTGAACTGGCCTGCACGCGCGGCGGCGTTGATGGCGGCCGAGCTCTCGGCCTCGTGCAGCGACGCGACGGGTCAACAGATCACCATGGAGCCAGCCGCGATGCAGAAGGTCCTGGAGAAGCATGTACGCGCCCACCTCGACGAACTCGCCGAGGTCCGGCCCGACTTCCGGTGAGAGCGGCGATGGCCTGACGGACTTCGACGGCGCGGGCGAGATCCTGCGCGCCTGGGGCAACGGGCTGCGGCCCGACCCGGACCTGACGGTCTCGGAATGGGCGGACCGGCACCGGATGCTCTCCGGCCGCGCCTCGGCCGAACCGGGGCGGTATCGGACGGTGCGCACGCCCTACATGCGCGAGATCATGGACCGGCTGTCGCCCGGCGATCCCACGCAGCGGATCGTGTTCATGAAGGCCGCGCAGGTCGGCGCGACCGAGGCGGGCAACAACTGGATCGGGTTCGCGATCCACCAGGCGCCGGGCCCGATGCTCGCGGTCCAGCCGACCGTGGAACTGGCCAAGCGCAACTCGCGGCAGCGGATCGACCCGCTGATCGACGAGAGCCCCGAGCTGCGGGAGCGGGTCAAGCCCGCGCGATCCCGCGACGCGGGCAACACGATGCTGTCGAAAGAGTTCGCGGGCGGCATCCTGATCATGACCGGGGCGAACTCGGCGGTCGGCCTGCGCTCGACGCCCGCTCGCTACATCTTTCTCGACGAGGTCGACGCCTATCCGGCCTCGGCCGACGAGGAAGGCGACCCGGTCACGCTGGCGGAAGCCCGGTCGCTGACCTTCGCCCATCGGCGCAAGGTGCTGCTGGTCTCGACGCCAACGATCCGCGGGCTGTCGCGCATCGAGCGCGAGTTCGAGGCGAGCGACCAGCGCCGGTTCTTCGTGCCGTGCCCGCACTGCGGGGCGATGCAGTGGCTGAAGTTCGACCGGCTGCGCTGGCAGAAGGGTCGTCCGGAGACGGCCGTGTATCACTGCGAGGGCTGCGACGCGGCAATCGCGGAGCACCACAAGACGGCCATGCTGGAGGGCGGCGAATGGCGCTCGACCGCCACGGCCGCTGACCCGACCACGGTCGGGTATCACCTCTCGGCGCTCTATTCGCCGATCGGCTGGCTGAGCTGGGAGCGGATCGTGCGGGCATGGGACGCGGCCCAAGGGTCGGACGAGGCGATCAAGGCGTTTCGGAACACCATCCTTGGCGAGACATGGGTCGAAACCGGGGAAGCGCCGGACTGGCAGCGGCTCTACGACCGGCGCGAGCGCTGGACATCCGGTACGGTGCCCGCGGGCGGGTTGTTCCTGACCGCCGGGGCCGACGTCCAGAAGGACCGGATCGAGATCGATGTCTGGGCCTGGGGGCGTGGGCTGGAAAGCTGGCTCGTCGATCACGTCGTCATCGAGGGCGGGCCGGACCGGCATGACGCCTGGTCGGAGTTGACCGCGCTGCTGGACCGGTCGTGGCCGCATGAACGCGGCGCACATCTGCGCATCGCGCGGCTCGCCATCGACACCGGCTACGAGGCCCCGGCGGTCTATTCCTGGTCGCGGGCGCAGGGGTTTGCGCAGGTGTCGCCGGTGAAAGGTGTCGAAGGGTTCAACCGCTCGAGCCCGGTGTCGGGCCCGACCTTCGTCGACGCGACCGAGGGCGGCAAGCGCCTGCGGCGCGGGGCCCGGCTCTGGACCGTGGCAGTCTCGACCTTCAAGGCCGAGACCTACCGCTTCCTGCGGCTGGCGCGCCCGACCGAGGAGGAGATGGCCGACGGGGCGACATTCCCGCCCGGCTCGGTGCATCTGCCGCACTGGGTCGAGAACGAATGGCTGAAGCAGTTCGTGGCCGAGCAGCTGGTGACGGTGCGCACGAAGCGCGGCTTCGCCCGGCTGGAATGGCAGAAGCTGCGCGAACGCAACGAGGCGCTGGACTGCCGGGTCTATGCCCGTGCCGCCGCCTGGATCGCGGGCGCGGATCGCTGGTCTGAGGCGAAATGGCGCGACCTCGAGGATCAGCTCGGGGCGGCCCCCACCAACACGGATCCCGCGGGACAGATCAACCGGCCGGGACAGGCCCCGCAGGGCAAGCGCCGCTCCGACTGGCTCGGGCGGCGCGGAGGATGGTTTTGAACATGACCGACTGGACGGAAACCGAGCTCTCGGCGCTGCGCCGGGCCTACGCCAGCGGCACGACCCGGGTCAGCTACGATGGCAAATCCGTCGACTATGGCTCGGCCGAGGATCTCCTCGCCCGCATCCGGACCATCGAGCGCGCCATCGCGGGCGTCAGTCGACCGCTGCCGGTCGCCGGCCTGGCTGGCTTCTCGCGCGGGGATCGCTGATGTCGGCGACCTGGTTCGACCACGCCATCGCCACGCTGGCGCCGCGCATGGCCGCCCGCCGCGTGATGGCGCGTCAGGCCTTCGAGACCCTGACGCGGGGTTATGACGGGGCTGCACGCGGCCGACGGACGGAGGGCTGGCGCGCGCCGGGATCCTCGGCCGACACCGAGATCGGCGTGGCCGGGGCGCTGTTGCGCGACCGGATGCGCGACCTCGTGCGCAACAACCCGCATGCGGCCAAGGCCGTGGCGGTGCTGGTCAACAACATCATCGGTGCCGGGATCATGCCGCGCGCCGCCAGCGGCGACGACAAGCTGGACCGGAAGGTCGACGCGCTGTTCGAGCGGTGGACGGCAGACTGCGACGCCGACGGCCAGCTCGACTTCTACGGCCTGCAGACGCTGATCTGCCGCGAGATGGTCGAGGCGGGCGAGGTTCTGGTCCGTCGAAGGCTGCGGCGTGCAAGCGACGGTCTGCCGGTCCCGCTGCAACTGCAGGTGCTCGAGGCCGACTTCCTCGACGCCACGAAATCCGGCGTCCTCGGCGCGGGGCGGCTGGTCCAAGGGATCGAGTTCGACCCGGTCGGCAAGCGCCGGGCCTACTGGCTGCACGCCGAGCATCCGGGCGACGCCTACGGCGCCTTTCAGAACGGTCTGCAGAGCCGCCCGGTCCCGGCGAGCGAGATCGCCCATGTCTACGAGAAGCAGCGCACGCAGGCGCGCGGCGTTCCCTGGGGCGCGCCGGTGATCCGCAGCTTGCGCGATCTCGACGATTACGAGGTCGCGGAACTGGTTCGCAAGAAGACCGAGGCCTGCGTCACCGCCATCGTCTTCGGCGACGACGAAGCGCAGCAGGGGATCGCACCCTCCGTGGTGGATGCCGACGGCAACCGGGTGGAGCAGTTCGAGCCGGGGCTGATCGCCTATGCCCGTGGCGGCAAGGACATCCGCTTCAACCAGCCGTCGGCCACCGGCGGCTATGGCGAATACAAGCGCGCCAGCCTGCACACGATCTCGGCCGGGTTCCGGGTGCCCTACGAGCTGCTGACCGGCGATCTCAGCCAGGTCAACTACTCCTCTATACGGGCGGGGCTCGTGGAGTTCCGCCGCCAGATCGACGCCGTCCAATGGCAGCTGTTCATCCCGATGTTCTGCGCGCCGGTGTGGCGCTGGTTCACGGAAGCCGCATGGGCGGCGGGGCAGATCCCGTCGCCGATCGTGCCGGTGGAATGGTCGCCGCCGAAGTTCGAGGCGGTCGATCCGCAGAAGGACGCGATGGCGAACCTGCTCTCGATCCGCTCCGGCACCATGACGCTGGCCGAGGTGATCGCGAAGCAGGGCCGCAATCCCGATGCGGTGCTGGCCGAGATCGCCGCCACCAATGCCAAGCTCGACGCGCTGGGGCTGGTGCTCGACAGCGACCCGCGCCGCGTCACCAAGACCGGCAGTGCGCAGAGCAACGATCCGGCCGCCGATCCGACAAACGATCCGGCCGACGACGAACCGGCCGCCGACGCGAACAATGACCCGGCGCGGGCCGACCAACAGGACTGACCCTCATGGACACGATGATCGAACTGCCGGCCATGCGCCGGTCGGCGGAGCTTGCGCCGAACACGGCCGATGCCGACACCCGCACCGTCGAGGTGGTCTGGTCGGCTGGCGCCCGCGTGCGTCGCGCGACCTTCTTCGGCGAGCCCTATGACGAGGAACTGAGCCTCGACCCGGCCCATGTCCGTCTCGACCGGCTGAACGCGGGCGCGCCGTTCCTGAAGGTTCACGAGCTCGACACGCTCGACGCGGTCATCGGTTCGGTCGTGCCGGGCTCGGCCCGGATCGAGAACGGCCGCGGGATCGCGCTGGTGCGGATCAGCGAACGCGCCGACGTCGAGCCGATCTGGCGCGACATCCAGGCCGGGCACATCCGCGCGGTCTCCATCGGCTACCAGGTCCACCGCTTCGAGGTCTCGAAACCCGAGGCGGCCCGAGAACTCTGGCGCGCGGTGGACTGGACGCCCTTCGAGGTCTCCGCCGTCGCGGTCGGCGCCGACCCCGCCGCGGGCTTCCGTGCCCAGCATCCCCTTCACGACTGCGTCCTTCACCGCCGGGACGCCCCTTCCAGCACGAAAGGACCGATTCCGATGACGGACAAGACCGAAACCCCGGCGAGCGACGCCGCAAACCCCGCCAACACCCAGCCGCCCGAGCCGAATGATACCGAGGACACCCCCATGACCGAGCCGAAAGCGGCTGCGCCCGAACCCAAGGTTGCGACCAGCGGGACCCGCAGCCAGCCGAAGACGCAGGCAACTCCTGCGCCCGACACCGAGGCTGTCGCAACCCGCGCCCGCGAGGCCGAGCGCGACCGGGTCTCCACCATCTACGATCTGGCCGGGCGACTGAACCTCGAGCGCGGCTTCGCCGAGGATCTGGTCAAGCGCGGCGTCAGCGTCGACGAGTCCCGCCGCCTGATCCTCGATCAGGTCGCCGCCAAATCCGACGAGACCCGGACCTTCCCCCATGTCTCTGTCCCGCTTGGCGGCCGGGACGAGCGCATCACCCGCCGCGATGCCGTGGCGAACGCGCTGCTGCACCGCTACAGCCCGACGCTGTTCCAACTGGAGGACGCCGCGCGCCAGTACCGCGGCATGACGCTGCTGGAACTGGCCCGCGAAAGCCTCGGCAATGCCGGGGTCAACACGCGGGGCCTGTCGCGCGACGAGGTGGCGACGCGCGCGCTGCATTCGACCTCGGACTTCCCCGAGATCCTCTCGGCGGTCACCAACAAGACGCTGCGGCAGGCCTACGAGGCCTATCCCCGCACCTTCATGCTGTTCTGCCGCCAGGTGCTCGCCACCGACTTCAAGGCGATGCACCGGGTCCAGCTGGGCGAAGCGCCCCAACTGCTCGAAGTCGGCGAGAGCGGCGAGTTCAAGCGCGGCACGCTCGGCGAGAGCAAGGAGAGCTACAAGGTCAAGACCTATGGCCGGGTGGTCGCGATCACCCGCCAGACGCTGATCAACGACGATCTCGATGCCTTCACCCGGATCCCGGCGATGTATGGCAACTCAATCGCCCAGCTCGAGTCGGACGTGGTCTGGGGCATTATCACCGCCAACCCGGCGATGGCCGACGGCAACGCGCTGTTCCACACCACGCACAAGAACCTCTCGGGCACCGGCGCGGCGCTCGATGTCGGCAGCGTGGGCGCGGCGCGGGCGGCGATGGCCAAGCAGACCGGCCTCGACAAGAAGACGGTGCTGAACGTCCGGCCCGCCTTCCTGATCGTGCCTGCCTCGCTGGAACTGAAGGCCGAGCAGCTGGTCGCCCAGAACCTGGTGCCTGCCGCGACGTCCAGCGTCGTGCCGCAGTCGATCCGCACCCTCGCGCCGATCAGCGAGCCCCGCCTCGACGCCGCCAGCGAGACCGCCTGGTACTTGGCCGCGAGCCCGAACCAGATCGACACCATCGAGTACGCCTATCTCGAGGGACAGCAGGGCGCCTACATCGAGACGCGCAACGGCTTCGACGTCGACGGCGTCGAGATCAAGTGCCGCCTCGACTTCGGCGCCAAGGCCATCGACTGGCGCGGCCTCTACAAGAACCCGGGCGCGTAACCCGCACCCCATGCTGAACCCTGACATGCGGGCGGTCCTGACGGGCCGCCCTTCGTCATTCCACAAGGATCCCCATCATGAAAAACTACGTCCAGCCCGGCAACACCATCACCCTGACCGCGCCCTATGCCGTCGCCTCCGGCGACGGCCTGCTCGTCGGCTCCATCTTCGGCATCGCTGCCGGAGACGCCGCTCTCGGCGAGCCCGTCGAGACCGCGCTCGTCGGCGTCTTCGACATCACCAAGGTCGGCTCCCAGGCCTGGACCGCCGGCGCCAAGGTCTATTGGGACGACACCAACAAGCGCTGCACCACGGTCGCGACCGACAACACCCTCATCGGCGTGGCCGTCGAGGCAGTGGCGAGCGGTGCGGGCGACACCATCGGCCAGGTGCGCCTGAACGCGGCGTTCTGATGAGCGCCTTCGCCGCCGCCGTTGGCGCGCTCTTCGCCGATCCGAACATTGGACGGGAGGCGGTCTATATCGCCGACGGCGGCGCGCCCGTGCTGGTGCGTGCCGTCGCCCGGCGCGCGGATGCCGTCTCCGACTTCGGCGATGCGCGGCTCTGGTCCGAAACCACCCGGATTGACCTTCGCGTGGCCGAGGTGGCGAACCCGCGCCCCGGAGACCGCATCGAGATTGATGGCGAGGCCTTCCTGATCCAGGGCGAGCCTGTCCGCGACCGCGAGCGGCTGGTCTGGACCGTCGATCTGAGGCCTGCGTGAAACTGAAGCTCGACATCGATCCCGACATCGTCGCGATGATGGCGGCCGAGGTCGCGGCCGGTGAACGCGCCGTGACGGCCGCCATGCGCGAGGCCGGGACCGGGCTGAAGTCGGCCTGGCGGTTGCAGATCACTGGCGCGGGGCTCGGCACACGGCTGGCCAACTCGATCCGAAGCCAGAACTTCCCGAGATCGGGCGAAAGCCTCGATGCGGCAGCGCTGGTCTGGTCCAAGGCCCCGGTCATCGTCGGCGCGCATGACACCGGCCCGCTGATCCGATCGAAGAACGGGTTCTGGCTCGCGATCCCGCTGCCCGCCGCAGGCAAGTCCCTGCGCGGCGGCCGGATCACGCCCGGTGAATGGGAGCGGCGACGCGGCCTCCGCCTGCGCTTCGTCTATCGCCGCACGGGCCCCAGCCTGCTGGTGGCGGAGAGCAGGCTGAACACGAAGGGCCAGGCGGTGTTGTCGCGCTCGAAGACCGGGCGCGGCAAGGTCACCGCGCCGATCTTCCTGCTGGTGCCGCAGGTCAAGCTGCCGAAGCGGCTGGACCTGGCACGAGATGCAGACCGGGCATTGGACAGGGTGCCGGGGCTGATCGTGGCGAACTGGGTGGAGGGAAGGATCTGAACGAACCGGAAAATCACTACCAGCTCGATTGGAGCTTGGTGATGTCTACGCCCGCATCCTCCAACCGCTGCTTGGCAGCGTTTTGCACTCCTAAATCAAAAGCTCCGCTGTGTTTCAGGACGAGAGCCTCACCTGTCAGTTCGGGGAGACCTCGTTCGATCAACATGTTGAAGCCATCCGTGGGAGCTTTGCTCGTGGCAAAGTCTATCAGCGTCTGCTTGACCCCCACTCGGCCAATCTTCTGCCGAGTTCTGGACAGGCGAACGGTTTTTCCGCGCTCATCCCGAAGGACCTCCTCGAAGGCGTGAATCGTCATCCAGAAATCATGTTCAATGCTACCCGGTGCCTGTTCGGGGAGGATCTCGATCAAGCGTCTGAATGCCGCATCTGCGACAACGGTGACTCCCTTCTTCTGAGCGTTCTCCCGAAAGCGTCGCAGCTGATCGGCGTCTGTCGAAGCTCCGATCGATGCAAGAATTTTTTTATGATCGCTCATCGCTCAAACCTCCTGCGTGTTTGCGAGAACAGGGGGTGCGAGCCGCCGAACTCTGAAGCAACGTGTAGCTCTTGATTGGCTCACCCTTGACGAACCCGCGCCGTGGCTTCCCCGCGTCGTCCAGCAACGGCTGGGCACTGATCGCGTTCTTGATGTACCAGCCGAGATACATATTGAGCGGGGTCTTCTTTGTCGCGCCGTCGGTATATGCGTCAGCCTCAATGACTTGCTCGTACAGATGGCGTGTCTTTGCGTCGGACATGAGCTCGCGGAAAACCGTTAGCGTGAAGTGTTCATCGAAGCGCCCGGCGTCGAATACCTCACGCGCTTTGCGCTGCGCGGCGTTGTAAAGCGTTTCCATGTTGTCGAGCTCCTTTTGCCTTTCCGGCGGAAGATGCTCGTACACAGCACGTTCGAGAGCGCGCTGCATGAAAGCTGACGGATCCAGACCGGCATCGGCCGACAGCTTCTGAACCAGGTAAAATACGTCGGTCTTCAGACGAAATGAAACGCGTGTCGTGTTTTCGGTAGCCATTGCTTTCCCTCACAAGGTGCAGACACTTGTGAAGATAGGCTGACCAGGTGACGCTGTCAACAAGGTGCAGACACGTGTGAAAGTTGTATGGAATGCCCACCCCACGCGAAACCATCCTCGCCGCGCTGCATGCGCGGCTCTCGGCGCTGGCCGCCACCGCCCTGCGCGGGGAGGTGCTGCCCGAGCGCGTGCCGGCCGGGGGGCTGCTGATCCTGCGCGATGGCGAACCAGGGGAGCCGGAGGTCACGCTGTCACCCCTGCGCTACCACTACCAGCACCGCGCCGAGATCGAGGCGGTCGTGCAGGGCGCAACCCGAGACGCCGCCTTCGACGCGCTGACCGCCAGCATCGGCGCGGCACTCGCCGCCGACCGCACGCTGGGCGGGCTCTGCGACTGGGTCGAGGCGGAAGCGCCGCGCCCGGTCGATCTGCCGGTCGAGGGCGCGGCGAGCCTTAAGGCCGCCGTGATCCCGGTCGTGCTGCACTATTCCACGGCCGACCCGCTGGCCTGATCCCGACAACCCGAGGAGAACACCATGGCACGAGCCCAGGGGGCGCGGGCGCTGATGGCGCTTGCGTTCGAGACGACCTATGGAACGCCGCCCGCCAGCGGCTTCACCCGCATGCCCTTCGCCAGCACCTCGCTCGGGGCGGAGCAGCCGCTGCTGAACTCGGAGCTTCTCGGCTACGGCCGCGATCCGCTGGCGCCGATCAAGGACGCGGTCACGGCCGATGGCGATGTCGTTGTCCCGCTCGACGCCGAGGCCTTCGGCTTCTGGCTGAAGGCGGCCTTCGGCGCGCCCACGACCACGGGGGTGGAAGCCCCGTACAGCCACGCGTTCCAGTCGGGGTCCTGGACGCTGCCTTCGCTGTCGATAGAGACCGGCATGCCCGAGATCCCGCGCTATGCGATGTATTCCGGCTGCGTGCTCGACCAGATCACCTGGCAGATGCAGCGGTCTGGCCTCCTGACCGCGACAGCCCGTCTGGTGGCGCAAGGCGAGACGGTGGGCACAACGACCAGCGCTGGGACGCCTGCCGCGCTTGAGTTGAAGCGCTTCGGCCATTTCAACGGGTCGATCACCCGCAATGGCACCGCGCTCGGCAACGTGGTCTCGGCCGAGATCACCTATGCCAACAACCTCGACCGCATCGAGACCATCCGCTCGGACGGCCGCATCGACGGGGCCGACCCGTCCATCGCGGCGCTCACCGGCCGGATCGAGGTGCGCTTCGCCGACCAGACGCTGGTGACACAGGCGATCAACGGCGAGGCCTGCGAGATGGAGTTCGCTTACGTCCTGCCCACGGGCGAGAGCTTCACCTTCACCGTGCACGCCGTCTATCTGCCGCGCCCGCGGATCGAGATTTCCGGGCCGCAGGGCGTGCAGGCGACCTTCGACTGGCAGGCCGCCCGCGACAGCGTCGTTGGCCGGATGTGCACCGCCACCCTCGTGAACGATGTGGAGACGTATTGATGCTGACGCTCGACCTGACGAACGCGCCCCGCTGGTATGACCTCGCCCCTGGCGTCCGCGTGCAGCTCCGCCCGCTGACGACGGCGCTGATGGTGGCGACGCGCAGCGATCCTGCTGTGGAAGGCGTGCCCGAGGAGGCGTCAGACGAGGAACGCGCGGTGGCCTTCGCGAAAGCGCTGGCGCGGCGGGCGGTGCTCGCCTGGGACGGCATCGGCGACGCCGACGGCAAACCTATCGAGCCAAGCCCCGAGGCCATCGACGCGCTGCTCGATGTGTGGCCGATCTTCGAGGCCTTCCAGCTGACCTACGTCTCGAAGGGTCTGCTGCTGGAACAGGAAAAAAACGGCTCCGCGCTCTCGCCGAATGGTCCTTCGGCGGGGGCGATCGCTACTGCCAAGCCTGCACACAAGCCTGCCCGGACTGCCCGGCGCGGCTGAACCGCCCGCTCACGCATGAAGGCTGGCAGGTCTGGGACCTGGTCGGCCGCCTCGGAGGCCAGCTGCGCGTCCTGCCCGGCGCGGTGATTGGCTGGGACATGACTGCGGCACTGGCGCTCGGTGACGCGCTCGGCGTGCCACCGCTCGCCATGGCCGAACTGCTGCCCGTCATCGAGGCGGTGATGGTCGCCAAACTCAACGAACAGATGGAACGTCCCGATGGCTGAAAAGCGTGTGTCCGTCCGCCTCGCCGCGGTCGGCGGGCGACAGGTGCGCGCCGAACTGGAAGGCGTGGGCGAAGCCGGATCGCGCGGCTTCGGACGGCTGAGCCGGGAGATGGAGGCGGCGAACGCCCGGCTCGCAGCATTCTCGCGCCGGGTGCGCGTGGCCGCCGCTGCCGCCGTGGCGGCTTCGGCCGCCGCTGGCGTGGCGATGATCCGCTCCGGCCTGCAGACGGTGGATGCGCAGGCCAAGCTCGCGCAGTCCCTCGGCACAACCGTCGCCTCGATCCAGACGCTGGAGCGCGCGGGCGAACTGGCAGGCGTGTCGATGTCCGGCATCGAGCAGGCGACCAAGGATCTGACGCGCCGTCTCAGCCAGGCGGCCGCCGGGACCGGCCCCGCCGCCGATGCGCTGGACCGGCTGGGCCTTTCCGCCACCGACCTGATCGCCCTGCCGCTGGACCAGCGCGTGGGCGCGATCAACGCGGCCATCGAGAACTTCGTGCCCGCCGCCGAACGCGCCGCCGTGGCGGGGCAGCTCTTCGGCGAGGAAGGCTCCATCGCCATGTCGCGGATCGACACCGCGACGCTGCGCCAGGCGACGGAGGACGTGCTTGCTTTCGGTGTCGTGGTCTCCGAGCAGGACGCCGACCAGATCGAGCGGACGAACGACGCCATCTCAAGGCTCGGGCTGATCTGGCGTGGTCTGTCGAACCAGCTCGCCGTCGCCGCGGCCCCCGCGCTCGAAGCCGTGGCAGATGCCATGGCGGCTGTCGCCAGCCGGACCGGCCCGCTCGGCATCGCGATCCGCGGCCTCTTCGACAACATCGGCCGCCTGACCACTTACGCCGCGACCTTCGCGGCCTTCGTCGCGGGCCGCTGGGTGGCGGGCATGGCCGCTGCGGCGCTCTCCGTCCGTGGCCTCGCCACAGCGCTGGTCGTCTTGCGCGGCGCGCTGATCCGTACCGGCATCGGCGCGCTGATCGTCGGCGCGGGCGAGCTCGTCTACCAGTTCACCCGCCTCGTGTCCGGCGCGGGCGGCTTCGGCGAGGCGATGTCGCTCCTGAAGGATCTTGCCGTCGAGGTCTGGGAGAGGATCAGGATGGGCGCGGCTGCGGCGGGTGCAGCCGCCACGGCGATGTTCTTCGACCTGAAGGCCGATGCCGCCTCGGCCATGCAGAGCGCTATCGAGAGCGTGGTGGCTTTCGGCAACACCGCCGCGAACACGTTCGAGGGCGCTTACGAGGGGATCAAGGCGATCTGGGGCCTGCTGCCTGCCGCCATCGGGGACCTGGCGTTCCAGGCCGCCAACAGCCTGGTCGACGGCGTAGAGGCGATGCTGAACGGGGTGGTCGCGCGCATCAACGGCTTCATCGGTGGCATCAACCAGGGTCTGGAAGCGCTCGGGTCCGAGCGCCGCATCTCGCTGGTGCCGGACCTCGACCTCGGCGAGATCGAGAACCGCTTCGAGGGTGCGGCCAGTGCCGCCACGACGGCGGCGCAGGCGGCGTTCGACCGGGCCGTCGAGGACAACCCGCTGACCGCGCCCGATCTCGGCCTGACGGACGCGGCCGCCCGTGCGCTCGAGTCAGCCAATGTCTACCGCGGCGCCGCGCGCGATCTGGCCGAAGAGGCCCGCGCACCCCTTGAAAGCTGGCGGGCCCTGCGCGACGCGGTGCGCGGCACCGATGAAGGCAGTGCGGATGCGCTGACTGAGGCTACCGGTGCGGCTGAGCGGCTGGAGACGGCGCTCGGCGATGCCGGACGCGCCGCGACGGGTGCGGGTGCGGCAGCCGGAGCTGCCGCCGCTGCAGCGGAGCCCGCGACCGAGGCTGCCGTCACCGGTTGGCAGGCGGTCACAACGGCGCTGTCGGACTATGCCAGCAAGGCCCGCGACATCGGTGGCGACATCGGCCAGAGCCTGGTCAGCGCCTTCCAGTCGGCCGAGAACGCCGTGGGCGAGTTCGTGAAGACGGGCAAGCTGAACTTCCGCGACCTCGTTACTTCGCTGCTGGCCGATCTCGCCAAGCTGGCTGCGCGGCGGTTCATCCTCGGGCCCATCGCCAATGCGCTCTCCGGCGTGTTCTCCGGCGCAGGCGGGATCTTCGCCAACGTCCTGCATGCGGGCGGGATGGTCGGATCGGCCGGGCCCTCACGCTTGGTCCCGGCCATGGCTTTCGCTGCCGCGCCTCGCATGCATGGCGGGGGCTTGGCCGGGCTTCGCCACGACGAGGTGCCCGCGATCCTGCAGCGGGGCGAGCGGGTGCTGTCGCGGCGGGAGGCGCAGAGCTACGGCGCGGGCGGCGCGGTCAACGTCACGATCATGGCCCGTGACGCCGAGAGCTTCCGGCAGTCCCGCACGCAGGTCGCGGCGGACATCGCCCGTGCCGTCTCGCTCGGGCGGAGGGGCATGTGAGTGCGACCCCGCAAGTGGGAACCGGTTGCGGGGGCCAGAGCACGAACGAGGGAGAAACTTGATGGCGTTTCACGAGGTCCGGTTTCCTGACAACATCAGTCGCGGCGCGCGGGGCGGGCCGGAGCGGCGCACCCAAATCGTCGAGCTCGCCTCGGGCGACGAGGAGCGCAATGCGAGCTGGTCCAATTCGCGCCGCCGCTACGATGTGGCCTACGGCATCCGCCGCACCGACGATCTGGCGGCGGTCGTCGCCTTCTTCGAGGCGCGGAACGGTCGCCTGCATGGCTTCCGGTTCAAGGACTGGGGCGACCACAAGTCCTGCCTGCCCTCGGGCTCGCCATCGCCCACCGACCAGGCGATCGGCACCGGCGACGGCACGACGACCGCCTTCCAGTTGGTGAAGCGCTACGCATCCGGCGCGCAATCCTGGACGCGCGCCATTGCCAAACCGGTGGCGGGCAGCGTGCGCATCGCGCTCGGCGGGGTCGAACAGCCCTCTGGCTGGTCGGTCGACACCACGACCGGCCTCGTTACTTTCAGCGCCGCGCCGGGTTCGGGCGTCGCGATCACCGCAGGGTTCGAGTTCGACGTGCCGGTCCGCTTCGACACCGATGCGCTCGACGTCACGCTCGACCTCGAGCGGCTCGGCTCGATCACCTCCATTCCGCTTTTGGAGATCCGGCGATGAACGACACTGGCAGCTTCGTTGCCGCCGTGCTGCGCGAGCTTGCGGCCTCGACCGCCGTAATCCTCGCCGCCTGGGGCGCGCTCGGCGGGGCGACGAACGCGCTGACCACGAAGATGCGCCTGCGCGATGCGCTGCGGCACATCCTGCTCGGCGGACTGATCGCGGCCGGGATGGGCAGCCTCTCCATGGCCGTGATCACGAGCTGGATGAGTCTGCCGCCCGAGGCGATCCCTGCGGGCGGGGCGGCAGGCTCGGCCGCCTATCTCGTCGGCGTCTTTGGTCCGGCCTTCATTGAAATGCTGCTGGCCCGCCTCCGCCGCGCCAACGAAGGCGGCGGCGATGAATGACCTTCTCCGCCTCGCGCGCTCCCTCCGCTGCGACCCGGCCGACCCCCGGCAGGCCTTTACCCATCGCCTGCGCATCGGTCTCGCCATCGCGGCACTGATCCTGATCCTCTCGCTTCTGAGGTAATCCCATGCACATGACCGACCGGGGCCTTTTGGCCCTCGTCCGGCACGAAGGAATCGTGCCCGGACCCTATCTCGATGTGAAACAGGTCTGGACCTTCGGCATCGGCCACACCGCCGCCGCTGGGCCGCCCGATCCCGCCACCATGCCGCGCGGCATGCCCGCCGATCTCGACGCCGGGATCCGAGAAGCCTTCCGGGTCTTCCGCGCCGATCTTGCGCGCTACGAGGCCGCCGTCCTGCGCGCCGTGAAGGTGCCGCTGGCGCCGCACGAGTTCGATGCGCTGGTCAGCTTCCACTACAACACCGGCGGCATCGCCAAGGCTGCGCTGACCCGGCACCTCAATGCCGGCAATCGCGTTGCAGCCGCCGACGCGTTTCTGAACTGGCGGCGACCGGCGTCCATCATCCCGCGCCGCGAGGCGGAGCGCGACCTGTTCCGGCATGGCCGCTATCCCGGCGGTACGATCCCGGTCTGGTCTGTGGACCGCACGGGCCGCGTGGACTTTTCGCGGCCGATCCGTCGTCTGACCGAGGACGAGGCTTTGGCCCTGCTGCGGCGGGGCCCGGCGCCGCGGCCGCCGGTCCGCGATCCTGAACCCGTCGCGCCCACCGGCTGGCTCGCGCGGCTGGCCGCTTTCTTCTCCACCCTGATCCGGAGGGCCTGATCCCCATGCGGTACGTTCGCCCCAACTCGCTCACCTGGTGGGCGGGACTGCTCGCCATGCTCACCGGCATCGCTTCCCTGGCGCTGCCTGCTACCGGCCCGTTCGCCGAACTGTCCCGGCTCGTTGCTCTCCTTGCCGGCAGCGGCGACGCCTCTCCCGCTGGCCTCATGTTCCTCGGGCTTGGCCTGATCGGCCTGCGCGACCGGATCGAGCGCGGGTTCCGCGGCGATGCTTGAGTTCCTCGCAGGTCTGGTCCTGGGCGGCTTCCTCGGCGTCTTCGTCGTCGCCCTCTGCGTCGCCGCCGCGCACGGGGAGCGGGACGATGGCTGAGTTCCTGATCTGGCTGGTCGCGGCTCTGGGCGCGGTCGGAGGTGTCGTCCTCGGCCGGGTCTGGGGGCGTGCGGAAGGGGAGCGCGAAGGCAAACGGGAGGCCGAACGCGATGCGATGGAAGACAAGAGCAAGCGCGTCGAACGCGGGCGCGACGCGGTTCGCGATGGCCGCGGCGCTGGCGATCCTGCTGACCGGCTGCGCCGCAACGATGGGAACTGGTGACGCGGGCTGTGCCTCCTATGCCGAGGCGAGGCTCGCCCGGCCGGCTGCCGAGACCGTCGCGGAGGTTCCGCCGGACTGGGCGGACTGGATCGCCGATCTCGATGACCGGATGACGGGAACCTGCCGATGAAGACCCTCGCTCCCGCCCTGCAGGCCCATCTCGACGAGGGCACGACGACGCTCGCCTGGTCCTGGCGGATCACGCGCGCCGACTGCGTCACCTTCGGCTTCACCGACCACGACCGGACGCTGAGCTTCGATGGCACGGACTTCGAGCCAGAGAGCGGACTCACGGCCTCCGAGGTCCGCTCGGGCTCGGACCTGTCGGTCGATGCGCAGGACGCCGAGGGCGTGCTGACCTCGGACCGGATCACCGAGACCGACATCCTCGACGGCCGCTGGGACAACGCCGAGGTCGAGGTATGGCGCGTGAACTGGGCCGATACGGGCCAGCGGCTGCTGATGCGGCGCGGCGCCATCGGCCAGATCCGGCGCGGGCGCTTGGCTTTCGTCGCCGAGGTGCGTTCGCTCGCGCATGTGCTCGGTCAGACGGTCGGGCGGACCTTCCAGGCGACCTGCGATGCCGTGCTAGGTGACGCGCGCTGCGGCGTCGATCTCGAGGATCCCGCTTTCAAGGGTGCGGGCGCCGTGATCGACCTGCTGCGGGATCGGGCCTTCACCGCCTCGGGGCTCAGCGGCTTCACCTCCGGCTGGTTCAACTTCGGCACCATCGAGTGGTCCAGCGGTGCGAACGCCGGGCGTCGCGCGGAAGTGCTGGGCCACGACGTGACCGACGGCATCGCGATCCTGACCCTGCTCGAAGCGCCGGTGCGCGCCATTGCCGAGGGCGACGGTTTCACCATCCGCGCCGGCTGCGACAAGCGGATTGAGACCTGCGGCGCCAAGTTCGCCAACACCGCCAACTTCCGCGGTTTCCCGCACATCCCCGGCCAGGACACGATCCTGCGCTACGCGACGAAGGACGGCGGCCACGACGGAGGCGTGCTGTGACGCCCGCGGATCCGGAGCGGGTCATCGTTGCGGCGCGCGGGTGGCTCGGGACGCCCTACCACGACCAGACGAGCCTACGCGGTGTCGGTTGTGACTGCCTCGGGCTGGCACGCGGCGTGTGGCGCGAGGTCGTCGGCCCCGAGCCATTCCCGATCCCGCCTTATAGCCGCGACTGGGGCGAGACGGGTCCGCGCGAGGTGCTGGCGGAAGGCGCGCGCCGGATGATGATCGAGGTGCCGCCCGCCGAGGTCGGGCCCGGCGCGCTCGTCCTCTTCCGGATGAAGCCGCGCGCCATCGCCAAGCATGTGGGGATCGTCACCACGCCCAACAGCTTCCTCCACGCCTACGAGCGGCTGGGCGTGATCGAGGAATCGCTCACGCAGTCCTGGCGGCGACGCATCGCCTTCGCCTTCCTGTTCCCGCAACGCTGAGACCCCGACATGGCCACCCTAGTTCTCGGCGCGGCCGGTGCCGCCATCGGCGGTTCGATCGGCGGGGCGATCCTCGGCGTCAGCGCCGCGACCATTGGCGGCTTCGTCGGCTCGACTATCGGGTCGGTCGTCGACAGTTGGATCGTGTCGTCGCTCGCGCCCACACAGCGCATCGAGGGGCCGCGGCTCGACAGCCTCCGGATCACGTCCTCGACCGAGGGCGCCGTCATCCCACGCGTCTATGGCCGGATGCGCATGGGCGGGAACGTGATCTGGGCGACCGACTTCCGCGAGGAAACGAAGACCACCACGCAGGGTGGCGGCAAGGGCGGCGGGGGTGGCGGAAAGGTCAAGACCACCGAATACCTCTACTACGCGAGCTTCGCGGTTGCGCTCTGTGAGGGGCCAATCACCGGCATCGGCCGCATCTGGGCGGACGGCAAGCTGCTCGACACCGCCGGGATCACCTGGCGGTGGTATCCGGGCGACGAGAGCCAGACGGCCGATCCGTTCATTGCGGCGAAGATGGGCGCGGCGAACACGCCGGCCTATCGCGGCACGGCCTATGTCGTCTTCGAGGACCTGCCGCTCGGGAACTACGGCAATCGCCTGCCGCAGCTCTCCTTCGAGGTCTTCCGCCCGCTCGCCGATCCCGACACCGCCGAGGGGCTCACCCGCGCCGTCACCATGATCCCCGCCTCGGGCGAGTTCACCTACGCGACGACCGGCATCCGGAAGGGCAGCGGCGGCGCGCAGATCCCTGAGAACCTGAACGCGCTGTCGGACACCGCCGACATGGTGGTGGCGCTGGACCGGCTGCAGGCGATGGCGCCTAAGGTGGAGAGCGTCAGCCTCGTCGTCGCTTGGTTCGGGAACGACCTGCGCGCGGGCGAGTGCACCATCCGCCCCGGCGTTGAGGTGTCTGAGAAGACCACGAGCCCGCAGACTTGGAGCGTCAACGGTGTCTCGCGCGCGGCCGCCCATCTCGTCAGCCGCGACGACCAGGACCGGCCGGTTTATGGTGGCACGCCGGCCGACTTCGCGGTGGTGCAGGCGATCAAGGAGATGAAGGCGCGCGGCCTGCGCGTGACCTTCTATCCGTTCATCCTGATGGACGTGCCGCCCGGCAACGCGCTGCCCAACCCCTACAGCGACAACGCCGCCGAGACGGGCCAGCCCGCATTCCCGTGGCGCGGGCGGATCACCTGTTCGCCCGCCGCGGGCTGCGCCGACAGCGCCGACAAGACCGCCGCGGCGGCCAGCCAGGTCGCCGCCTTCTTCGGCAGCGCCAGCCCGTCCGATTTCACCGTCTCGGGCGAGACCGTCTCCTGGACCGGCGCGGCGAACGACTGGGGTCTGCGCCGCATTGTGCTGCACTACGCCCATCTCTGCGCGGCGGCGGGCGGCGTCGACGCCTTCCTGATCGGCACGGAAATGCGCGGGCTGACCACGATCCGATCGGGTGCGTCCACCTATCCGGCGGTGCAGGCCTTCCGCGATCTGGCGGGCGACGTGCGCGCGATTCTCGGGGAGGGAACGGCGATCAGCTACGCAGCCGATTGGTCGGAATACTTCGGTCACCAGCCGGGCGACGGAAGCGGCGACGTGTTCTTCCACCTCGACCCGCTCTGGGCCGATCCGGAGATCGATTTCGTCGGGATCGACAACTACATGCCGCTCTCCGACTGGCGCGACGGCTTCGAGCATGCCGATGCGCAGGAGGGCTGGCCCGCGATCTACGACCGCGCCTACCTGCAGGCGAACATCGCGGGCGGCGAAGGCTTCGACTGGTTCTACGCCAGCGCCGCCGATCGCTCGGCGCAGGTCCGGACTCCGATCGCGGACGGCGCGGCGGGCAAGCCGTGGGTCTTCCGCTACAAGGATCTTCGCGCCTGGTGGACGAATGCGCATTACGACCGCCCGGGTGGGGTGGAGGGCGCGACGCCAACGGCATGGGTGCCGCAATCGAAGCCGATCTGGTTCACCGAGCTCGGATGTCCGGCCATCGACCGGGGCACGAACCAGCCCAACGTCTTCTTCGACCCGAAGTCCTCGGAAAGCTTCACACCGCATTTCTCGCGGGGCTGGCGCGATGACGCCATTCAGCGCGCCTATCTCGAGGCTACCTACCTCTGGTGGGGCGCCCCCGCCAACAACCTTGTGTCCTCGGTCTACGGCGGCCGGATGGTCGAGGTTTCCGAATGCGCCGCCTGGACCTGGGACGCGCGGCCCTATCCCTTCTTCCCGGCGCTGACCGACGTCTGGACGGACGGCGCGAACTGGCGGCTCGGCCACTGGCTGACGGGCCGCCTCGGTGCGGTCTCGCTGGCGGCGCTGGTCCGGCACCTCTGCCTGCGCGCCGGGCTGCCCGAAGCCCGCATCGACGTCTCCGGTCTCTGGGGCGCAGTGGAAGGCTACGCGATCACTGCGCTCGAAAGCCCGCGCGCCTCGATCACCACGCTGTCGCGGCATTTCGGCTTCGACGCGGTGGAGACCGAGGGCGTGATCCGCTTCGTAATGCGCGGCCGGGCCTCCGTCGCCACCCTCTTGGCCGACGACCTGGTGGCCGCCCGCGAGGGCGACGTGCTGGAACTGACGCGTGGCCAGGAGACGGAACTGCCGCAGGCGCTGAAGTGGCAGGTCGCCCGCGCCGACGAGGATTATGACGCGGCCCTCGTCGAGGCCCGGCGCATCACCGTGGACACGACGCGCATCGCCTCCGAGTCCTTCCCGATGGCCGTGCCGCCCGAGGAAGCCGAGCGGCGCTGCCGCCGCGCGCTGATGGAGGCGTGGGTGGGACGCGAGACGGCGGCGTTCCGTTTGCCGCCGTCGCGGCTCGCGCTCGACCCGGCCGACGCGATCCGGCTCGCGCACGACGGGCGACTGGTCGATCTGCGGTTCGTCTCCATCGCCGATGCCGAGGCGCGCGGCATCGAGGCGGTCCGCCAGGACCGCGCGACCTACGATCTGCCGCCCGGCGATCCCCGCGCGGCGTCGCTGACGCGGGCCGTCGTGTTCGGCGCGCCGGATGCGGTACTGATGGACCTGCCGCAGCTGACCGAGGACCAGCCCGCACATCGGCCGATGGTCGCGGCGCACGCGGTTCCGTGGCCGGGCGAGATGGCGGTGTTCCGCAGCCCCTCGACCGATGGCTTCGAGTTGCTGACCACGTTTGGCAGTCGCGCCCAACTCGGCACGCTGGTCTCGGACTTCTACCTGGGCCCCACCTCGCGCTTCGATCTCGGCAATGCGCTGGTGGTCGATCTGCTCACCGGCACGCTGGAGAGCGTCACCGACCTGACGCTGTTCGGCAGGGCCAATGTGCTCGCCGTCGAGAGCACGCCCGGCACCTGGGAGATCGTGCAGGCGGGTGCGGCGGAACTGCTGGCGCCCGGCCGGTATCGGCTGACTCGCTTGCTGCGGGGCCAGCGCGGGACCGAGGGCGCCATGGGCAACCCGGCGCCCGCAGGCGCGGGGGTGGTGGTTCTGGATACCGCGCTTGCGTCACTGCCGATAGCCGAGGCTGATCTCGGCATCCCGTGGAACTGGCGCATTGGCCCCGCAAGCCGCCCGGTCAGCGACGAAACCTATGTGGCGCAGACCTTCACGCCTGAGGGCGTCGGTCTGCGACCCTTCTCGGTCGCCCATGTCGAGCAGCCGTGGCGCACGCCGCGTACGCCCGGCGATCTGACCATCCGCTGGACGCGCCGGTCCCGCGCGCTGTCCGCCGACAGCTGGGGCGCGGCCGAGGCGGCTCTCGCAGAGGAAACCGAGGCCTACGAGGTCGAGATCCTCGACGGCGACACGGTGAAGCGCGTGCTGAGCACGGCCACCACCAGCGCGGTCTACGCTGCCGCCCAGCAGACCGCCGACTGGGGTGCGCCGCTCACCCCCGGCGACAGCCTCACCGTCCGCATCTTCCAGCTCTCCGCCCTCGTGGGGCGGGGCGCGCCCAAGACCGTCACGCTCCTGTTCTGAAGGCCTTTCCCATGTCCGACGCCACGACCCATCTCCTGCTGCCCTACATCCTGGCGGCGCAGGCCCAGAAGCATGTCCCCCACAACGAGGCGCTGCGGATTCTCGACGGGCTCGTCCAGCTCTCGGTGCTCGACCGGGGCGTGACTGCGCCGCCGGGCAGTCCCGCCGACGGCGACCGCTACATCGTTGGCTCGGGCGCGACGGGCGACTGGGCGGGCTGGGATTTGAACGTCGCGCTCTGGACCGATGGCGCTTGGCTTCGACTGCCGCCGCGGACCGGCTGGCGGGCTTGGGTCGAGGACGAGGGCCTGCTGCTGGTCTACGACGGCGCGGGCTGGATCGGGACTACGCCCGCGGCGCTGCAGAACATGGCGCTCCTCGGGGTCGGTACGACGGCGGATGCGTCGAACCCGTTCTCGGCCAAACTCAACGCCGCGCTCTGGACGGCGAAGACCGTGGCTGAGGGCGGCACGGGCGATCTGTTCTACACCATGAACAAGGAGGCCGCGGGCGACGATCTCGGACTAACGCTGCAGACCGGCTTCGTGACCAAGGCGCTGGTGGGCCTCTTCGGCTCTGACCGCTTCAGGCTCGCGGTCTCCGCCGACGGCAGCACCTTCTTCGACGGGCTGAGCGTCGACAACGCGAACGGCATCGTCGACCAGCCCCGGCTGCCGCGCTTCAAGGCTTACACCAACTACGACAACTATGTCGGCGTCGGGACTTGGACGAAGATCGGCCTCAACAACACCGACCACAACGACCAGGGCGCGTTCGACGCCGCGAACAATCACTTCGTCGCCCCCGCAGACGGCACCTACCTCTTTGGCGCGACGCTGCTCTACAAGATCAACGCCAGCGCCACGGCCCGCATGCGCGGGCGGCTGGTGCTGAACGGCACGACCGAAATCCGCGGCTCCCTCGGCGAAATCTCAGCCACCCATGTCTCGCTCGCCACCGCGATCTGGCTGCAGACCATGGTGCCGTTGACTGCGGGCGATACCGTCGAGTTGCAGGGGTATTTCCGGGTCGCGGACGGCTACTTCGCCGCCGACCACACGTCCTTCTGGGGCTGCAAGATCGGCTGA